CTTCAAGAATGTCTGTATCCGGCTGAATCTCAACTTTGAACATCATCTATATCCGCGTCCAGGTCGGTGTCAAACAATCCCACTTGCAGTTTCGCGCCCCCTAAGCCGGTTTTAGTTTCCCAGTACTTGAGCAGCCAAATCAGATTATCGAACCGTTGCTTGCGCTGTTCGCTGTTGAATTCCGCGCTGCGATCCGTCCATTTGGCTGACAGTCCGACCCGGCGGCGGAGGCAGAAGACAATCGTTGTGTCAATATCGTCATCCGCCTCCGTATATTCGGCATTGAGCGCGTCATCATCCAGATGCGCGTAGGGGTTGTTGGCTGGGTCGCCAATCTGGTCTCGCAGCCGGCTGATTTCTGCCGCGCTCAGCGTGCCCATCTATTTGTCCTTTTGCGATTTGTTCACGCGGCCAGCGGCTTCATCAGCGATTGTCCGCTTTTCATCAGCGAATTGCTGACCCCGATTCAGGGCAGCAACGCTGATGATTTGCAGCACGTCTTCGCGTGTCAACTGAGCTTTGATGAGTCTGTCGATTGCGCCTTCCAGCGCGCTCAGCCGATCTTCTACACTTTCCAGCGTGTTGGCTGTCCGCGCAGCAACTCGCGATGCTTTCGCCATTGAATCGTCCCTCCTATCCAAGTGTGACGTTGGTGTTGATGGTCACGTACCAAACGCCCTGGTAGGCCATGAGTTGGATCATGTCGCCCACTGCGCCGCCAAAGGTTCCCACGTCCGCTCCCGCGCCGACGCCATTGAAGCCGCTGCCCGCGCTGTTGTCCAGCGCGTGCGCCTGGGCAGTGGTTGCGATGAACGTCAGTGTCAGGCCATCGTGCGTCGTGGCGGTCGGATCGACCAACGTCATCGCCGCGCCGTCGATGTTTTCCGTGATGAAGTAGGTGGTGTTGCCGGCTGGAATGCTGATTGCCCCGTCGCCGGTGACGGCCACAACCGGCGTCAAATGCGTCGATGCGCCGTCTTTGAGCAGCACCCCGTCTGCCGTCACACCAGCTGCTGCCGTCGCCTCATTCACCGTGTCTACTTCAAGCGTGGCCGCATCTGCGCAGACAATCCCACCGTCTTTGAGCAGCACCCCGTCAATCGTGACGCCTGCCGCGCTGGTTGTTTCGTTGAGGGTGTCCGTCTCAATACTACTGCCCGGCAGTGCCCGGAAGATGTTGGCGACGAAGCGAAAATCATCGGCGCCGGCAATTTCAATATCGATTTGATCGTCTGTGTCGGCATGGATGCTTGTATCCGCGTCGGCGTCCAGGTCGATTTTGTTGCCATTCATGTCCAGGATAATCGCCAGCGTCACTGCGGCGGCGACAATTGTCAGGACATCCGAACCGCCAACCTCCACATCAATTTGGTCATCGGTTGGCGCTGACAGCGACGTATCGCCGTCGGCGTCCAACACCAGGGAGTCTGCCTCGCCGTTCAAATCAATCACTTCTGTTGAACCGAGCAACAATCCCCCAGCAACGGAATTGCCATCGACTCTTATGGTCTCCGTCTCAATGTGTTTGGCAACAATCTTATTGCTCCGGCTTTTTCCTGCCATATGTCACCTCCGTTAGTCGTATGTTGCCGGGACGGTGTAGCTGCCGCCCGTGTTCAGTTCCAGCACGACCCCGTTGAGCCGGTTGCCGCAACCAAGCCCGAATCGCGCCCGCCATTCTGCCGAAACAATCGGATATTGCTCATCCGTTGACACCATCGCCAAACCGCGCGGCAGGCCTGTGTCAGCCGGATCAACACGCTCTTTCAGCGGCGCGGGTTCTTCCAAGTCAATGAAGAGTTGGTAGGTTGCCGGAATGTGGCGCCACTCAACAACCCAAACGCCGTTCGTCCGGCCTACGATGCGCCCCGGCACATTCGGGAGGTTCTGCGGAAGACTAACGTCACTCCCCGACCGGATGAAATTGTCTTCCACCGGGTCAAAGTCCTTCAGGTCTTCCGTTTCCTGCACTTCAGCGTTGTTGATGAATGCTGCCACTGCCCCATAGCCGGTTGGCGTGCCAAAATGCTCTTCGAGTTCTTCACGCCCCGTGATGTACGGGTTGTTCGTGTCGCTGATCGCGGTGGCGGCGTAGTTGGTTTCGATGTAGTGATCTTCCGTCGCCTCGGAGTCTGACCCAATCACCGGGGGGTAGGTCACGGCGTCGCCGTTCGCCAGCGGATAAATCGCCAGCGTGCCTTTGCGCCGGTCGATGAACGCCTCGGTACTGCCGGCTTCGTCGTCCAGCAACCGGTGCAGAATTTGATGGCGACGCTCATTGACGTAGCGAATCAGCACCGTGTCCACATGCCGCTGATATTCCGGCGGCGTCATATAGGCGTATTCCACATCGTCGCTGGCAACCTGTTCGCCGTAATCGTGGAGTGGATATTCCACCGTCCACCCGCCATAGGCGCGTACAGCCGCGCCGCGCGTGCCGGAGGCGCGCCGAGACATGCGCCCGCCGCCGGGAGATTGGTAGCGTTCCTTCACCATCTCCGTTTGCATTTCAATGAATACAGACTCAACGCGCATGATGTCCGCCAATTGCATCTGAATGTAGCGATTGGTCGCTTCATAGAGCAACTGCTGATCGGCGCGTGTGATGAAGTCGTATTCGGTCGTGTTCATCTGGGCAAGGCCAAAAATTGCGCTCATGATATCGTCTCCTTATGCCCAGACTATCGTCCAGTCGGCGTCAATGTACGCCAACTTGGTTGTGCCGTCCGGTCCTAGCATGACCCGTCCGGCGTGGACTTCAAGCGTGCCAGTGGCCGTATCCAGCTTCGCAACGGTGTCGCTCACATAGAGAATGGCGTCGCCATTCATACTCGACACATCGTAGCCGGCAACGAGGCCGCGTTTCAGCAACGGAACCACTTGGTTCACGCCGCCCGCTTCCAGAAAGATCCCCCGAAACTGCTGTTTTCCAGAGTCATTCGCGTCGCAAAGACCGAACTTTCCGGAAGTGGCTTGATAGGCCGGATCCCCAGCAGCGACGGTTTCCGCAAGAACAACGGGGAGCACCTCGTCGTCTTGCGGGCGCGCCCGCGCTACTTTGTCAGCGGTCACAGAAATGGCTGTCATAGTCTAATCTTCCTCGCGTCCTTCATGATTTTCCCAGCGTCAACCGTTGGCGGTTTCCCGCCGGAGTGCGACGGCGTGCCCGGCCCTTTCGCCGGGAAGAAATTCGGTCGCTCTTTGCGCGCGACCTGGACAAGTTTCTCGACAACTTTGTCGTCAATCGCGCCGTCATCGTCCATAGCCGCGCTCAAATCGTCGGCCTTGTTCGCTTCCAGCCACAGCAAGACGTCTGCCGGATGCTCCGCGTCGCTCAGTTTCGCCAACACCGCATGATTACGGCGCTCGTTACGCATGTCCGCTTCGAGCTTTTCACGCTCGGATTTGGCGGCTTCGAGTTCTTTGGTCAGGCGTTCGCTTTCGGCTTCCGCCTTTTCTAAATCACTCTTGGCCGCATCGTCGGCCTCGCGCTTGGCGTCAACCATCGCCTTTGCATCGCCCAGACTGTCAACCCCCAATGCTTTCAAAACTTCCGCCATACCCGCGTCGCGTCCCTTTTGGCGCGTATCCCCGGCGATGCGATCCACATCTGCCTGGGTAAAGGTTGCGTTTGGGGCGTCAGTCTGGGTTTCCGGTGGCGTGTCCGTGCCTTTTGGGGCGCCGTCGTTGGTCTGCTGTCCGTCGTCACTCATATGCGTCCTCCCGCGATTACCGCTCGCGTGGCGTTAAACAATGATTACCTGAATAAACCAGTTTCTTGCGTATAGGACTGAATCGCCCCGTTGCGGACGCGCAGCGGATTCCACACCCGCGCCCGTGTGATGCAATTTTCGCAATGCTCGGCATAACCGAGCCTCCAGTAACAGTCCCAGCCGCCGAGAACCGGCACGATGACCCACCGACACCTATCTTTGGTGCGGCATTCCGCCGTTCCGTCTTTGGGATAGGCGGGCAGGGGGGGCATCCCCGCTGCCTCCGTCGTTGCGCGTTGTAATGTGGCGTTGGCTTTCTCGATGTAGTACATCGAGCGACTGCGAATGGCCGCTTCAGACGGCAGTGAACGACCGGCCTGCCGCGCATTCAGCATGGTTTGCCCCCACCGATCCAGATACCCGCGCTCTTCGTTCACAATAGCGCGGATAATGGACAAATCCCGTTGATCCAGCTTGCCCACGCCGCCTTTTCCCGCCGCGTAGTATTGCCAATGCATTCGCGTGACGTCTTCGCGCATCGCAGTTCGCCACGCCCCTACATCGCTGGTTCGCGCCAGTTCCGCCGCGTGTTGCTGAAACAGTACGCCAAACCGACTGGTGATCGCTCGCACAGACAAGTCATCAATGCGGACGACAGGGCGCGGGGCTGCCTGTTGACCCCGTACCCGCTGAGCAATCTGCCGCAACAAATTAAGACCCTGCTGATTAAACATTGCCATTTGCCTCTGCGCTCGCAGCCGGCGCGACAGCCAATTCTGCTAGAGCGTTTAAGTCTTCCTCGCCAAACTGGAAATTCTGACTACTGCTCGGTCGTAAGTTTGCTCCTTGCGCAATCTCATTGACGATAACCTTAATGTCGTCGTCGGGAACGTCGAGTTCTTTCAACACAAGCCGCGCTTGCTCCGGCTGCTCCGGCAGGTTGCCCAACACCTGGATACGTTCCTGTTTGGTCAATGCATCCTCGAAAATAGGCCTGTCTTTGATGAAATGATCCAGGTCGCCGCGCTCGTAGCTGTCTAGTCCCAAGCCCGCGAAGCCGTTGTAGCCCCGATAACCGCCAATCGCAACCATCATTTGATTAGCGCGGACAAGACCGTCGTCATAATTGCCGCGCGCCTCAGTGAACCGGCTGCGCGCGTCTGTGTAAAGATTGCGGATGGACACGCCGGATAAATTGCCGCCAATCTGTCTCAGTCGGTGCAGCGCCAATTCCGGCAAATCGTTTTCCAATTCGCTCATCATTTGCAGAATGTTGGCGTTGGCGTCGGCAATATCAACCGGAAAGACCATCGGGAAAGGTTCTGGCGCGTCTTTGTCTGGATTGTAGAGCGCTGGGGAGACATCTTTGCGACTCGTTGCGTCCGTTGAACGTGTGGCGTCATCTGTCTGGCCGGGAACTGTTATGTCGCTACTCTTCGATACGCCCCGGTAATACCAGACAACGTTGACACTCTTGCGGATGTTGTCATTCAGCATGGAGGCCGCGTCATTGATTTCGTTGATTTTATGGATACTCGAATGAAACGCCGATGCGCCCCACGCTTGCCCCACGTCCTTATGCTGAACGATGACCAATGGCACGAAGCCGTATTCGTTTTTCCACTCAGGTACCATCTCTCCGGCGCTGTTTTCCATAAACGGATAGGGATTGCCGTCTTTGAGCGTGACAAACCATTCCTTGTCAACAATCATCCCATAGGCGAATTCGCGACCCTTGTCGACATCCGGTAGGGACATGCGGTACTCGAATTCGACTTTCTTGACATTGCCGCTGTCATCGAATTCAGCCCCTTTTATTTTGGCCGGATGAACAACTTCCATCCGCGCCTTGCTCCGGCGTAAATCGTCCTGAATCCAGATCGCCGCGTCGCCAAACTGCGCGCCGTTGCGAACGAACAGGCTCTTCTGCGTCTGCCAGTTTGACCAACGCCAGCCGGTTTGAATAGCTTCGAGAAGCGTGTCGTTGCCGTCTGAAAAGAGTGGAATTGCGCCCTTGCTCATCATTTCGTAGTCAATCGTCCCGCCGTAGACATTGGCAACATACAAATCAACCAGTCGGGCAACCGGGTTGTACACCCCGCGAATATGTTTGTAGAGGGCGTACTGCTGGCGCAGCGTTGGGGCAAGCCGGTTGATGTTCCGGTAAACTGTGTTGTTATAATAGGCGGCATTCATCGCATAGCGCATCATCCGCCCTTGCGCGTCGTCCCACGGAAAATCCAGTTCTGGAATGACATAATCTTCTTTGAAGACGCGGTACGCCGCTGTCATTGCCATTCTTAAGCGTCCCCACCAGGTAGCCACATCTTAGCCTCGATAGCTCGTGAGATAATCCGGCGCGGCGTCTTCTCGCAGTTCGCCCGCGCCGCCCAGCATCAACTCGGTCAACCCCCACACGAGCGCGTCGAGTCGGTTGGGCGACGGCAAGCCCCTATTCGGCTGCCAATTGCATAGTTCCTCTTCCAGGTGCGGAAACGAGCCGAGGTGATGCGCGTGAGCCTTTTCGTAGATCGCCGCAACCGGCTCGGCGCGGACTTGTTTGCCCCGACTGGCGCGCACCGTCTTGAATGAAACCGTCTTGTCTACAGTCTTGACCGTGTGCTCGACCATATCGCCGCCATAGTTAATTTCGGCAATCACCCGGTCGGCTTCCCAACGGTCATACGCCTGCACAACGGCTTTTGCCCATTCCCCCGGCGAGTCGCGCAGACTGCAATCTTCCAGCACGTAACCCTCGTCGTTCACGCCGAGGCCAACCACAACAATCCCGCATTCGGTCGCGCCGCCGGGCGGATCAACGGCCACGACAATCCGGCGCATTTCGGGGATTTCACGAGTTCGCAACCGCTCAATGCGCTCCCGCGTCCAGAGCGCGCCGGGAGCCTCATCCTTGTCATCCGCCATGATTTCCTGCTCATAGGCGAATTCGGTCATGTCCACCGTGATTTCCGCCAGCGCCGCTTCGGAAATATGCGGATTGTCGTGGCTGGTGAAGTGAAACGCAGCCCATCTGCCGGTTTGGTCGGATTGGGCGCGTTTGAACAATTTGGCAGCGTGCCGGGGGTCGTTGGCCTTCGTCCGGCTGCGGCTGTGCAGGCTTGGCGGCGTGTAGATAAACACCGCGTCGCCGTCGTTGTCTAGCAGCATCGGCGCGCCAACTCGACCCCAAGTGTCCTCATTCATGAATTGGTACTCATCAAGGATCAGGACGTCGGCATAGTCGCCGCGCAAACTGTCCGCATCCCAGGCCGTCTTTGCCCGGATGCGTTGTTCAGTGCCCGGCAATTCCAGGATGTGCCGGGTTTCGTTCTTGTAGAGAATGCCACGCTCAACCGGCTCAGCGAATGCGAGTTTAATTTCGACCCAGAAGCGGTCAATTTGCTCCTGGGTCGGCGCGGCGTACAGCACCCGTTGCCCGGCTTTGAACGCTTCGACTGCCTGGATGCCCACGCCAGTGGTTTTGCCGCCGCGCCGACCGGCGCGAATGACCTTGCGTTTGGCAGGACTGTTGATGAAGCGCGCTTGCTGCGCGTGCGGCGTTTTTAGCCGGATGAGGTCGTGCCATTGGAGTTGTCGGGTGACACGCCTCGCGAATTCATTCGCTGTTATCGAGTGTGGTTGCCTCACGGATGATATTTTCAAACACCTCTGCTGGATTGAGGCCAACCTTTTCCATTGCGCCGATAGCCTGAACGATCAGTTCGATGTTGACATTGATGTTTACATCTGCGTTGAGCAATCCGTGAACACGGGCGAGTGTTTTTAGCGCGTCCTGCTTGTCGTAAAGCTCGATTTCAAGGCCTTTTTCGGTTGCCTTGAACTTTTTGAGCAGGTGGAGCTTGCCCGCCGCTTGCGCTTTTTCAAGGTTGATCGTGGCAAAATGTCCATCAACGCGCAAAAAGTCGGCCATGCTGCTGCTGGCATGATCGGAGAGACGCGCCATTGTTTCGCCAGGAGATATAACTTGTTTGGCAAGGCGATCATCAATAATTTCGCGGATCTTAGGTTTTCTTAGGTTTTCGTGACCGATAACATGCGCGGTTCGCTCAGAATAACCGGCGGCAATTGCAGCCTGCGTCGCGTTTAAAGTTTTCATGTAGGCATCGATAAACAGTCGTTGCTTGTCCGTTAGGTTTTTCATCTGGCAAACCGCCTCGGCAGCCACACATCCAACACGACCCGGCGTGGCAACCGGGCGTATCACAATGGCTTAATTGATTGGGATGAGAGATTAAATCATCAGCCACCCTCACTTTCCTTCATTATCAATTATAGCGCCGGGACACGTTTTACCCGCTTGACAGGATTTTCTTCATTCAGAACAGCGCGCGCCATCCGGCGGAATTCAACGTCCGTCATCGCATCCGCCCGGCGGGTCGCAATCTTGCGGCAAATCCGGCGAATGCGCTGGTAAGCCAGGATTTCCGGGTCATAGGTCACGATGCCGCGCAGCGGGTCAGCGAAGGGGGTCGGGCAAGCATGGCGAGTCCGCCCGGCTTTCCAGTAGGCGATGCTGAACAGCCACCAATTGCGCCCCATCCGTTCCGCCACTTTAGCCGCGTCAATCGTGCCCGCCTCCGCGCCGGGGTAACGCTGCGCCGGTTCGGGTCGCTCCGCGCCGGGAACCATCCGGCCTTGCCCCACACGCCAACGACCGGCTTCGAAGTAGACCCCGGCGTCCGCCTGCACCAGCGTCGCCCTGCGCTGCCGGTGGGTTCGGCGCGCCTTTTCCGCGCGATACAGGACGCGCTCGTAGGAGGTCATGGATTTGAGTTTGATGAATTCGGCGCGAAAGGCCGGGTAGTTGAATGCTGCCACAGACACCCTTTCGTCTCTCGTGAAACATCTTACAAGAAACTGGAAAGACATCTGTTTGAGGGAATCAACATGGCGCGGATGCCGATGCAAGGTGTGATCGCCGGTGAGGATGGCGATTGGACGTTGTGCCGGGCGGATTATGATGCGACGGGCACTGAGGCGCGGTTTCGCGTTGAGGCGGCGTGGCATTTTAAGGTTCGGACGAGCGCGGTTGAGGCGCTGATTGTGGAGTGAATAAAAGAAAACGCCCCGACGCTTGTGTCGGGACGTTTTTGGGTTTAGATTGAACAACCGGCCAGCGCGGATTACTTCTTCCATCGTGCCTCAGCGTCATCGCGGTGGATTAAAATCGT